AGAAGAGTATGAAGGTGGGGAGTTTGAGATGCAGCCGTTACATCTCAGCGCCCCTAAACAAGAACACCTTAAGACACAAGGAACTGTTTTAGTGTTTCCCTCTTTTGTAGTTCATAAGGTAAACCCCGTAACCAATGGCACTAGACACTCGCTAGTAGCCTGGATGGAAGGACCTAAGTGGAGATAGTGATGTCACCAATAGACCAAGTTAAAGGACAACTTGACACCCATGAGGCAGTCTGCGCTGAACGCTATGAAGGCATCAACGCTAGACTAAAGAGACTAGAACAGATCCTTCTTGGGACTACTGGCTTTATCGTAGTTCTGCTACTAAGTTTAGTTCTTAAAATAGGTTAATATGAGCAGAAAAGTATCAGCAGTTACAACTAAGACTACTACTACCAAGGATACTATTCTTACGGTGCCTACGAAGAATACTGGTCTGTGGCAGGTTATGTATGTAATTAGTCTTACTGGTAACGATACCCCAAAGGTCTACTGGTATGACTCTTCTACTAACACTGAATACTTTATTGTTGGCGGTAAGAACTTAGGCGCTGGTGAGTTTATTTTGCTTAGTAATGCCGAAGTAGTAATGCAGGCTGGTGACCAGATTCGTGTACAAAACTCTGGCACCAACACAGTAACCTATATAGCAACAGTAGAGTTTATCCCTGAAACCGCAGTTCAATTCCAATTCTAAGGAGAATGGTATGCCAATGGTAAACGGAAAGAAATACCCTTACACTAAGAAGGGTAAGCAAGAAGCAGCTTCGGCTAAGATCAGCAAACTCCGTAAAGAAGGTATGCCGCAGAAGCAAGCAGTAGCTGTCGGCCTAGCGATGACTGGTATGTCTAAGAAGAAGAAAGCAAAGAAATGAAGCCCGGACTCTATGCCAACATCAATGCCAAGCGTAAACGGATAGCGGCGGGATCTGGTGAGAAGATGCGTAAGGTCGGCTCAAAAGGTGCTCCTACGGCTAAAGCCTTCAAAGAGTCTGTAAAGACAGCGAAGAAACCTAAAACAAAATCATCCTACTAGGAGTTACTATGAAGACCAACAAGAAGCCACCATTTAAACCTTGCCCCGGATGCCCAACACCAGCAAAGTGCAAAGCTGCTGGTAAATGCCTTAAAAAAGGCAAGTAATGGTAAAGAAAGTATATCAGAACCCAGAAGGTGGCTTAAACGCCAAAGGCAGGGCATACTTTAAGAACAAGGAAGGCGCTAACCTGAAGCCTCCCGTGTCTGCTAAGGAAGCTGCAAAGTCTCCTAAGAAGGCTGCTCGTAGGAAGTCTTTCTGTGCCCGAATGAGTGGTGTTCCTGGGCCTATGAAGGATTCTAAGGGCAGACCAACAAGGAAGGCTCTAGCACTAAAGAAATGGGATTGCTAAATGGCAAACAAAACTTACTTAGAACTTGTCAATGAAACCTTGGTTCGCTTGCGTGAGCCAGAGGTTACTGCCGTTACTGACAACGCCTATTCTAAACTTATTGGTAGGTTCATCAACGATGCTAAACGGCAGGTTGAAGATTCCTATACTTGGAATGCCCTATCAGAGACACTAACTGTTACCACATCTGCTAATCTTTTTAACTATGTGTTAACTGGTATTGGTCAGCGGTTTAAGGTCATTGATGTTATTAACTCAGAGTCTGACTGGTTCTTAAACTACGAGACAACCAGAAAGATGGATGAGTTGTTCTTAAACAGTGGCACAGTCTTGGTTGGCGCTCCTGACCGTTACAACTTTAACGGCGTAGACTCCAACGGAGATACGCAAGTAGACCTCTATCCTATCCCTGACGGTGTCTATAATATCTACTTTAACGTCATTAAGCCACAGGCAGAATTTACCGCTTCAGCAACACAGATCAAGGTTCCGTCAGAGCCTGTAATATTCCTAGCCTATGCTAAGGCTTTGAATGAGCGTGGTGAGGACAATGGATTAAACAGTGCTGAGGCTTATGAGTTGTATCGCCAGTCTCTATCAGACCACATAGCTGCTGAGGCTAACCGTTATCCTGAAGAACTCATCTGGGGTTCCATTTAATGAAAAGAATACAGACCGCTACTATTGCTGCTCCGGGCTTTTTAGGCCTAAACACGCAAGAAAGCAGTATTCAGTTGTCTTCAGGCTATGCTCTGAAGGCACAGAATTGTGTTATCGATAGGTATGGTCGTATTGGCGCTAGGCGTGGCTGGACACCTGTAAACACAGCAGTCAACACAGACTTAGGTGCTGCTAATGCCGTAGAGTTTATCTTTGAGATGATCGATGTCGGTGGCAACCAGACCATCAGTGCCGGTAATAACAAGTTGTTTACTGGTACCACAACGATGACCACTAAGACTGTCAGGACACAGGCCAATACTGCCGATGTGTCTTATACGATAACAGGAAATAACTGGCAAGCCGCAGCTTTGCCCTATGGTGATGGCGCTGACGCTATCTCCCATGCCTACATGGTACAGACAGGGCACCCTGTACTGGTCTTCCACAACCTACCCACTCCAGGCACTGGCGCTACCTTCTCTGTGGCTACGATTAGCGGTGGTGGCGGTACTGGTCCGATAGCGACAGTAACAGTCACTGCTGCTGGCTCTGGCTACAATGTTGGCGATATATTGACATTAGCAGGAGGTTCTGGCTCTAATGCTAAACTAACTGTGGCAACCCTTAGCGGTACTGGTGTAGCCACTGTGACAGTCTCTACTGCCGGTACAGGATATACAGTTGGTAACTCTTTGACCAGCACAGTGACCACTATTGCTAATCCTCACTCCCATTCTGGCTCTTTTGGCTTTCAGCAGTTGGGCGACGTTGGTACATTGCCAACAGGGTACTCCATAGCAGACTTTAAGCCAAACTGTGCCTTAGCTGCCTATGGTCGTATCTGGATGGCAGACCTTGTTGGTGACAGGCAGACTGTGTACTTTAGCAGGCTCTTAGATGGCTCTGACTTCCAAGGTGGCGACTCAGGCTCTTTATCGATCAACTCTGTGTTCCCCAACAATGACCAGATTATCGCTCTAGCGGCCCACAACGGCTTCCTAATCATATTTGGTAGGAACAACATTGCTATCTATAGCAACCCCATAGATGTCACTTCCTTGGCCTTGGCAGACTTTATCCCTAATGTCGGCTGTATCGCTAGGGACTCTGTGCAGAATACAGGAACAGATATTGTCTTCCTGTCCGACTCTGGTGTGCGTAGTCTCCAGCGGGTCATCCAAGAGAAGTCCTTGCCTATGCGGGACCTATCTAAGAATGTCCGTGATGACCTTATTACTGCGGTGGCCTCAGAGACAGCCAGCACCATCAAGTCTGTCTATTATGACAGGGATGCCTTTTACCTGCTTACCCTGCCAGCAACAAAGGTTACTTACTGCTTTGATATGCGGGGTGCTCTACAGGACGGTTCTGCCCGTGTCACGATATGGGATAGCCTTGATCCAAAGGCCTTATTTGTTAACCAATCCAAGCAATTGCTGTTAGGTAAGCCGGGGTATATCGCTAGATACTTTGGGCACCTAGATAATGCATCAACTTACCGGCTACAGTATTACACCAATTACTTTGACTTTGGTAGTCCAACAGCCTTAAAAGTCCTTAAAAAGATAGGATTTGTGGTCATTGGCGGCTCTGGTGACGCTGTAGCCATCAAATGGGGCTTTGATTACAAAGAAAATTACAATAGTGAGACGAAATTACTTGACATTGGCGTAGTTTACGAGTATAATATAGGAGAATACAATATTGCTGAATTCTCCAATGGTGTCGTCCTAGACCAGTTCCAGATCAATGCAGGCGGTACTGGGGCTGTCCTACAGCTAGGACTAGAAGCAGAATTAAATGGTGATCCTCTTTCTATTCAGAAAATCGATGTCTATGTCGCACAAGGAAAAACAGTATGAGCAATTACACGAAAGCAACTAACTTTGCATCCAAGGATGCTCTCAGCACTGGCAACCCAGCCAAGGTTATCAAAGGCACTGAGATTGATGCAGAATACACAGCCATTGCCTCTGCCATATCATCAAAGTCAGACAGCAATAGCCCTACCTTTACAGGTACGCCATTAACGCCTACAGCCTCGGCAGGCACCAACACTACACAGATTGCTAGTACAGCCTTTGTTACCACGGCGGTAGCAGCCGCATTCCCCAGCGGTGGTATTATTATCTGGTCAGGCTCTTCTGCATCTATTCCTTCTGGTTGGGTATTGTGTAATGGTTCTAATTCAACACCAGACTTAAGAGACAAGTTTGTTGTAGGTGCTGGTTCCACCTATGCAGTTGGCGCTACTGGCGGCTCTGCTAATGCTGTAGTAGTAAGCCATACTCACACTGCTACGGTTACAGATTCAGGACATACACACTCATTAACTGCTTGGCATGGGGGTGCTTCTCCCGGTTCCGGAGGTGGCGCAGATAGTGGACAAAGGTTAAGTTCAAATACTGCAGTTACTTCTGCTAGTTCTACCACTGGTATTACTGTTGCTAACAGCACAGAGGGTTCATCAGGAACTAACGCTAACCTGCCTCCATACTATGCTCTTTGCTACATTATGAAGACATGATTACACATCATTTTTCAGATAACTTATACGCTAAGGAATGCTTGTTTCCTAAGGGTTCACAGATTGTTCAGCACAAGCATAAGCATGACCATCTGTCTATTCTTGCTAAGGGCAAGGTAAAAGTTGTAGTAGATGATGAAGTTTTTGATATTGAAGCACCACACTGTTTTAATATCAAAGCCGATAAACATCACGGTGTTTTAGCATTAGAAGACTGTGTTTGGTACTGCATTCATGCTACCAACGAAACAGATATTAATAACATTGATGAAGTTTTAATTAAGGAGTAGTACTATGCCAATTGTTACAGCGGCAATAATAGGAGGAGGGGCGGCGCTAATAGGCTCTTCTATGGCTGGAAGATCTGCAGAAAACGCAGCTAATACCTCAGCACAAGCGCAACTACAAGCAGCTAAAATAGCCGCTGAAGAACAAAGATTTAGACCAGTAGGAATAACTTCTAGGTTTGGACAGTCTCAGTTTGGCTTTGGGCCTGAAGGAAGATTAACAAGTGCTAGCTATACAGCATCTCCAGAGATACAAGCATTACAGGCGAGGCTATCGGCCCTTTATGGAACAAGTCTTGGGCAAGCAGAAAGAGCACCTGCAATCTCTGAGGGGTTGTTTGGCCTTGGTCAACAATACCTTGCACAGTCTCCAGAACAGGCTCGTCAGCAATACATTGCAGAACAACAAGCACTTCTTGATCCTATTCGTCAACAAGAAGAACAAAGATTAGCATCTTCTGTGTTTGGCAGAGGCCGTGCCGGTCTTAACATTGGCGCTCAAGGACAGCCTGAGTTGGCTGCATTGGCTAATGCACGCCGCACACAGGACCTGCAATTGGCTGCAGAGGCAGACCGAGCAGCGCAACAGAGGATTGGTTTTGGCGCTGGTTTGTTTGGTACTGGTATTGATTTGCAAACTAAATCGCTGGCTCCGTTCCAACAACAGTTTGGTACTCAGCAGTTGCTTGAACAGGCCGCACTTCAGCCTTTAGACATCGGTGCTCAGTTGGGCGGCAGGACCGCTACTGCTGGTGCTAATGTTGGTCAGTCTCTGTTGACAGGTGGTTTAGGAGCAGCGCAGACTCAGCTACAAGGCTCTTTAGTTGGCCCGTCATTGATGGCTCAGAATATTTCTGGTTTTGGTCAGCAGTATCTTCGTAATCAGCAGCAACAGCAAATGTTTAATCAGTTATACAACCCATATACAAGGGCCGGTTACTCTCCTGTTCCTTCAGGGTTTAATGACCCTTATTCAGCAAATGCAGGTGTTAACTTCACTGCTCCCGGCGTTTACGGTTAATTAAGGAATAAAAATGGCTATTACTTCATTATTTGGACCAACTCCGCAAGAACTGATTGCTGCTCAGGTAAGAGAGCAAGAGCAGATGGATATGCTTCGTAATCAGCAGATTGGTCAACAAGGGCGTGAGTTTGGTGTGTTTGCTCCGTTGTATCAGGCTGGTCTTAAGTTTGGTGATCTTGGTTCTAGAGCAATCACTAGAAGCCTGTTTCCAGAAGTACAGAATCCACAGTTACAGCAGGCACAAACAATCCAAACTGTATTGCAGAAATATCAAGGACAGAACTTAGGAGATACCGCTGTATTACAGAAAGTTGCTTCTGACTTGTTTGCTGCTGGTGCTCCCGATGCTGGTATAAAAACACTTGCTACTATAAAAGCACTAGCACCTGAAAAAGATGCCGGTCCTTTTGGAAAGATTAACCCATCAGATTATACAACAGAATCCATAGCTGCCTTCCAACGAGGGGGAGGAAAAGATTACTCTGTCTTGGTTGCCAAACCAAAAGAGGGAGAAGGTACGCAATTTGAACGTATCTTAGAAACACTACCAGTAGAGCAAAGACAGGCATATAGACTTAATTGGCTAAGAAAACAAACAGAAGGCGCTGGAATGCCGCCTGCTTTGGTGCCAATTGCATTAAAAGAGGCTGACTCAGCTTCTAGTATTGCTTTTGGAGCACAGGAAGTTAGTAGTGTTCTAACAGATTTGCAGTCTGGTAAGTTAAAACTAGGCTTGAGAGAAAACTTTGCAAATTCATTTAAAACCCTTGCTGGTGCTAGTGATGAAGGAGCCAGGGCTTACAGTAAGTTTAATACAGCATTAGAAACACTTAGAAATGCCCGACTTAATCTTAATGTTGGAGTACAGACAGAAGGTGATGCTGTTCGTGCCATGAATGAATTCTTAGGAAACTTCGATAAATACGATACTAAAACAGCAACAGAGCAGTTAAAAAGAGTACAACAAAAACTAACAGCAGCACAGAGGTCTAAAGAATCTCGTTTATCCAGCCTATACAGTACTTACGGGGTTTCCCTTCCAAAGGGTTTCTTTACCAGTTATGGTGGTGCAGACGCAGGAACAGAACAAAAACAAGCAGTCCCTGATTCTGTTATTGATGCTGAGTTTAACAGACCTGAAAATGCTGGCTGGAAAACATTAGGAAAAGACGCATTTAAAAAGAAGTTTTTAGAACTCTACAATAGATAAGGATAGTTATGGCAGCGTTGACAAACGATGAAAGAGTTCGTGTTGCTACAGGTCAGTTTGAGACAAACAAACAGGCTAAAGAACTATACTCAAAACTGTTAAAAGAAACTAAAGATGAAATTAAATCTTTAGAATCTAAGAACACAGCCGAGGCAAAAGCACGAATTACTCAGTTAGAAAGAACTGTAAATTTTGTTGAAAACGCAGAAAAGAAGGTAGGCACTGGAAAAGGAATTGTTGGAGGGCTTTTAACAGGCGCTACAGAACTTGCCGCACTGCCTTTAGATATTGTTGCTGCTATCACAGGGCAGCCTTCGTTTTCCAAGAGAGCACTTGAAGAGGTTGCCGCTGGCGGTATTCCAACAAGGCCTGCAACAAAAGAACAAGAAGTTCCTTTTGGCGCTTCTAGGGGCGCTGTTCAGATCCCCTTAAGAACACCTTTTGGCACAGCAGTGCAGTCTGGTGCTTATGCTGTTGCTGGCGGTGCTGATGAAACTGGAATGGCAACAGGTATTCTTGGTGCGGGTCAGTTAATACAGGGACTTTACCAAGTTACCCGTGCAGGTCTGACGGCAAAACAAACCAGAGATTTAGTCAAAAATCTGCCTGAGAATGACCAGAACACGCTTGCTACGTTTATGCTTAGAGGGCAGTCTGGTAGTGATCCGCAGACAGCGGCTCTTATCCAGCGATTGAAAAATAACCCAGCAACGGCAGAAATACTAAATGTTTTAGAAGATGCTGCAAAGCGCAAAACACTTTCTGGCATGGCTCCTATCGCTACAGAAGGTAAAATTGGAGAGCCTATCTTCAATGCTGTTAGACAGAAACTAGGAGCACTACAGTATAACATCACTGGTAAACCAATCCAAGATAAATTTAACAGGGCAAAAGACGTTTTAGGCGGTGCTCCGTCTGTTTCAATTGATGAAACAGTTAAGAGGATGGACGACTTAATTGGAGAGTTTAGAAACGTAGGCACAGACAGTGCTATTGCTGCTGCGTCAGCATTAGAACGCTCTAAAGGCCGTATGATGACTGAGTTTAATGGTCAGATGTTACCTTTAACTACAGTAGAAAAGATTCAAGGCAATCTTTCATCATTTGGTAAAGCATCTGGAGAAGAAAATGTATTTAAGGATGTTGCTCGTTCAGACCAACAGAGGATTGCTGCTGTAGTTTTTGGCGGTTTAAAACAAGATTTGGCTATAGGGGCTAAATCAGCAAATATTGATGTTAGAAAAGCATCGCTGTATTTAGGGCAGGCTAGGGATAGTGTTGAGAAAGGATACACTAATTACAATAACTTTGTTGCTCAGGGATTACCAGAGAAACTTAGAAATGTAAACTTTAATCAATTAGATGATGCTAGTTTTTCAGACCTATTTAAAGGACTTTCTACAGACCAAAGAAATAAAATACTTCCTTTTATTGAGGCCCAAGCACCAGAGGCAGTAGATAGGCTTAGACTGTCCTACTACAATAAGTTTTTAGAAGGCTCTACTAAAAAATTAGATGACGGTACTTTTGGTATAGACTTTGAGAAACTTACAACAAAGTATAACACATTAAAACCTGAAGAACGTGACATTCTTGCTTTTTCTTTGGACACAAATGCAAAAGAATTTGCTCAGAGAATGGATGATGCTACAAAGTTCTTTAGATACAATATGAAGATTCGTAGTGTTCCAGAAGAGGGTGCTCCGCTGTCTGGAGAGTCCGTGGCAAAGGGACAAGCATTGGTAGGTGCCGGTTTAGGTTATCAAGCAGCTAAGGGCGCAGACGTTGCTCTAAGGCTCTTTAATGACTTAGCCTCTAATTTAAAAGATACAGATGTCCTAAGGATCTTGTTAACACCTGAAGGCAAAGATTTCTTAAAGACTGCAAAAATATCACCAGCGGGTCAACAAACAATTACAAAGTTAGAGGCACTACGGGCTAGGGATATAAAACTTCCAGATGCTGCTCTTAACTTAAAGAGAAGTTTTGAGACGCTTACTGCTGGCGGCGAAGAAAATCCTAATATTACTCTTCCTGAGCAAACATTTTCTCCAGTGCCTCTTCCAGACGAAGAAAAGAAAAAACAGAGATACGAACCTATCCCACTGCCGGGACAGTAGCATGAGCGAACCAGTCACTCAAGTTGCCAAGGCTGCTGTCGCTGGCATCAAAGAGGCATTGGCGGTAGGTAAGGAACTGGAGTCAGTCACCAAGGATATCCAAGACCTTGGCAAGGCTGATGTGCAGGCCAGAGCCGCCTTCCGTAAGAAGCAGCTAAACAGACCCAAAGACACCTCTGTGTTCTCTGCCGTTGAGGAATGGCGTGGATTATACGAAATTAAGCAGATAGAAGAAGAACTCAAAAGAGACATCATCGAGAAGCACGGTCATGCTGCCTGGGCTGAGATAGAAGTCATTAAAGAGCGCATCCTAAAAGATAATAAAAACCTAACTGATGAGTTTGGCAGAGACCTAAAGAAACTGGCTGAACTGAAGCTGTATTGCTTCTTAGCTGCTTTGGTGCTAGTTAGCTTTGCCTATGTAGTCGGTTATAAACCCTAAGGAACCCTATGCTATCCCTTATATCCTCCGCTATCGGCTTTTTTGCCTCTGGATTGCCGCAGGTACTGAACTTCTTCCAAGACAAGGCAGATAAGGCTCAGGAACTTAAACTAGCCCAGATCCAAACTGATCGTGAACTGGCATTGGCAGAGAGGGGCTTTTTAGCCCAACAGAGGGTCGAGGAGATCAGGACAGACCAGATAGCCCTCCAGACCGATGCAGACCGCCAGGGAGCCGCTTTAGAGCACGACAAGGCTATTATGAACAACGCCTCTAAGTGGGTTGTTAATCTGAATGGCATCGTAAGGCCTGCTGTGACCTTTATCTTTGTGCTAGAACTGGTTTTAATCAATATTGGTCTAACCTACTTCCTGCTACAGGGCGGGTTAGGCAGTATGAACGTAGAGCAGTTTATCGCAGCTACGGATGTTATCTTCTCTGAAGATGAGATGGCTTTGCTGTCAGGAATCATTGCTTTCTGGTTTGGTTCTCGTCAGTGGGGCAAGAAGTGAATGTATCAAAAGAGTGTATAGAGGGCATCAAAAAGGATGAAGGAGTTAGATTTCGTCCCTACCGCTGTCCGGCTATATTGTGGACTGTTGGCGTTGGTCATGTTATTGACCCTAATCATATAAAGGTAAAATTAGATGAACGTAAAGGACTTGCAATCCCTGATGGGTGGGATCGAACTCTCACAATGGACGAAGTCAATGCAATCTTGGCAGCAGACTTGTCTCTCTTTGAACGAGGCGTACTTAGACTATGCCCTCAAGGACTTACCCAAGGCCGCTTTGACGCACTGGTCAGCTTTAGCTTCAATGTTGGACTCGGCAATCTACAAAGGTCAACAATCCGCATGAAGCATAACCGTGGCGACTTTACTGGCGCTGCGGAGGCTTTTATGGCATGGACAAAGGCTGGTGGTAGGGAACTCCCCGGCCTTGTCAAACGCCGTAAGCACGAAAGAGAGATGTACGAGAAAGAATAAAAAAAGAGCCTCCGAAGAGGCCCGTTAAGCACTACACCCTAGACTACCAAAAAACCATTATTCTGAGGATGAACAGGTCAATGACGACACAGTGTTCCTCTTCAAAGTCATCAACGTATTCAAACCCCAACATACAACCACCAATGATGTGCAGTAATACTGTCATGTCAGATCTCGCAGTGCCCAGCAACGCAGGCTAATGTTTGTGCACCTTCGACATTGTCTTCTACTTCGACTAAGTCGTCCCATTTAATATCTTTAGGCATCTTAGATAGCATCTCTTCGTACTGCTCTTTATTGCATTCCTCATAAGGAGCCTGTCGGTATGTACCACCAGCCCAAGGCAGGAAGGACACACCAGAGATTTCATCAAAGTTCCTAAACACCCAAGCCCCTACGTCCATCCATTCGTCTTCTTTGACTGAGATGGTCACAGATGGCTTATGCTCACACCAGTGCCGCTGATACATCATCCAGACATCGAGGTGCTCAATTGCTGTTAGATCATCACGCAACCGTGCTCCTTCGGGAGCCTTCATCGGAAATGAGAAGACTACTGTGCTGTCTGGTCGCATTACGCAATCTTCGGCAGGCACACCAGCAGAAGTCAGAAACGCTGAGAGAGGGTCCTTTTTATCCCCACGAACACGGCGAATATAATACTGGCTATGTCTAGCGTGAATACCAGAGGCGCTATCAACAAGTTGAGACACAGTGCCGCTAGGTTTGACACAAGTAATCGCAGCAGACTTAGGAATTCCCAACTGTGTTGCAAGGTCAGAGTTGGTATCAACGGCGACTTTCCGTAGTTGTTCAAGAGCCTTCGCAGTGCTGTCACTTACCTCTCCCATCCATTTGTTATCTAAGATACCCGTCAAAGATACACCTAAGAGGCGCTCTTCTTCGGTGTTCTTCTGCCATACCTTACGCAGGTAAGGGAAGTGCGTCATTGTAGACTGGAATGTGCCAAGAATCGTTGCTATCCTGATCTTGTTAGCAAGAGACTCTACAGTGTCTTCTGCCCGTACAACCACTTCCGTGAGATTACAGAACTGATAGGGGCGCAGGATGATTTCTGAGCAGGGGTTTGTTCCGAAGTCAAAACTAGAATCACGTCTGCCGTTCTTTGCAGCTTGGCTTTTACTTGCTTCTCTTGAGAAGATTCCCCGTTCTCCAGAGTGGCTGTTGTATAGACTTGTCCATTCTTGGAGAAACTGTCCAATATCTGGTTTAGAGTTATAAGTTGCTGAGTTGTTAGCGAGTGCCCTATGTCCATTTTGTTCCCACCAGTTTCCAGATTTGCAAGACCGCATACGGTCATCCTCAAGGTCCGACAGAGAAATCATTGCACTTCGCCGTACCCCACCGACAACAACAACTTCCCCGATTTTGCAGAGAATATCATGACACTCGATTGATGTAAGTTTTCTACCAACTGCTCCTCTAAATTTGGCAATAGTGAACTTAAAAAGTTCGTCCAAAGGTCCGGGACCAGAGGCACGTCCTCCAAAAGTTTTGAGCCTGGCTCCAGCAGGTCTAATTCTGCTAAGGTCGTATCTTGCCACTTCCCCAGAGTATAGTAAAGCGATGAGTTGGCGTAGTGCCTTAGCCCACCCTTCCTTAGAGTCTGCAACCGAAATAGTAGTTTGAGAATCAAACAACTGATCTGGCACTTCAGGTAACTGATCGACATATTTGTGCTCCACAGAAAAGCCTACACCTGTGCCACAGAGTAGGATGTACATGGCCTCATCAAAGGCTTTAGGGTCATCAACGGGCAGATAAGAACAGTTGTAGCCGGCAGTGTTGTCCCGGTCAAGGGCCTTACCTGCGGTCATGATAGCCCTCATAGAAGGCATCACTTCTAGGTTCTTGACTGCACTGATAAGTTCTAGGCGTAGGTCATTGTTAGGACTCCACTTGTAGTTCTTGTCTAGGTGGTCAAACATAAAAGCAAAGTAACGGTCTACTGACTCGCCCCAGTGCTCTCGGCGGTTTTGATCAGGGATGAACCGGCTGTACCGGCTCTTGGCAATAAAGGTGCTATAGGGTGTCATCTAAATCAATCTCCAATTCATCAAATTTATCTTCTATCTTATCTGCAAACTTCTCTATTAGTTCTTCTGAAGAAATATCTAGCACTTCCAAGATTGTAATTTCGTCTAACTTCTTCATTCGTTCCATTATATCTCTAATCGTCAACGACATAATCTTTTCAGTGCTTCATCAAGCCCTGCCTCCCAGTTAGTATAAGGTTCATAACGTATAAGTTCCACTGAGTCATACCATGTAGTCTTGTCTGTATCAGCAGGTAAATAAAACCACCCCGTTTTTGATGTAGAGCCAACTAAGTTCAATGTCCTTACCCCAAGTGCTCCTGCTAAGTGCGCTACACCAGTGTCAACAGTTACGACTGCCTTCAATGACTGTATCTTCTTAGCCGTTTCAAGCCAACTTCTACCATCCAAGTGCTCTGGCATAAAGTCAGGCTGAATCTGTAATGATACCACTTTGTGCTTCTTTGTCAACTGATTATAGAACTTTTCTGCTAAGTTTCTAGGAATAACTTTGGCACTAGCGTTCCATGAATCATTATCGCTGTACCAGCAAAACCCTATCTGGCTAGTCTTCTTAACACCCTTAAACTTGAAGTAGCCAGCACTGCCATAGACGGGGCCACCATCGTCCATAGGAAACAGATTGTACTGTAGCAACAGAGCCGGTATAGACATTACCTTGACCCGCATTGCCGGTACTTGGCAGTTCTCATCAGTTAAGACACCATCGACACCATCGAGCGAGGCTATCAGGTTCATCAGTGGCTTTTGCATATAGACACTAACAGACTTTACTGGCAGCTTCTTAAGCAGCGGTATGAACCTAGAGAACATGATTGTGTCGCCAACGCCTTGCTCGTTAGTGACTATCAGGTGCCTATCTCTAACATCATACCCTGGTTCCCAGATGATGGACCTAGACAGCGGTGTCTTCATTCCAAGGGCAAACTTAACCTTACGAATCTCACGGCACTCATACAGGTTAAATCCCTTACTCCACTGAGCCTCTTTTAGTAGACCATAGGCCCTATCAAGATCACGCTGACTCATTTGTAATACACAGCCTTTATCTTGTCGTAGTTCTCGATAGCGTACTCAAGATAGTGCTTTGCCTTCTCAAGGTCCTCTTTGCCGTTCTTCTTAGCGTGACGCTGCACATACTTAATCACATTACACAGCCAAGGGTCCATCTCCCAATCTAGGAAGACATCCCAAGGCTGGATCTGTGTCTTGTAGTGGTTTCCACCAATCTGCCTAGCCTTGATGTAGTCCGCAAGTGTTTCAAGCTGCTGTGACATGAGCGTGTTCCTTTACGGCTTTGGTTGCCTTTGACCAAGTTCCACAGTGGGTACACTGGAATCTTTGGAAGGTTCCTGTGGTCGTATAACTAAAACCTCTTTTTTGTAGTTTGGCGTTTCCACAGGTGGGGCATCCAGTGGAATTATACAGGTTACGATTAGGATGGTTTCTACCAAGCCAAGGGAGCAAACGCTCATAGACTTTCTCCAATAGAATAACGTCTTGTTTGTTGTACTTCTCCATCACTTTCCAGGCATCAGGGTCCTTGTTCATGCACTTAACCCAGAGTTGATAGCCCTCATGCGATGCCTTCTTGCCAAGGTCGAGCCTCTGTGCGATATGGTCTAGCTTATTGCTTGCAAAACGAAACTCTTTGCGAACTACCTTTAGCAAGTCAATCTGCTTATACGGAGCAGGCGGTGCCAGATGGTGCAGCAGGAACTCCTTGTTCAGCACAGGAATGTCAAAGCGAGTGCCGTTGTAGTGGCATACTGCATCGGCTTCAGAGATCAGGTCATGTATCTTACGAAGCATGAACTTAGGCTTTGTATCTTGCACTGAAGAGAACATAACCTCTTTAGAACCGTACCACTTAGCAGCCCAACACAGAACATAAGACGACTCTAACAGATGATCTGGGCTGATGTACTGGTCACGAAGGCCCCAAATATGTGCAGTGTTGGGGCTTGTTTCGATGTCTAGCATCAGTAGCTTCATTGAAGATCCTTACGGAAATTGTTTAGGTTATAACCAAGGGTTTCTAGGTCCTTTTTTTCAGCAGGAGACAAAGAGTTAAAATATGTTTCTAGTTCATTCATTGCCTCTTTCCACTCTGGGCTTCCTGCTTTTGCTGTTCCAAGGTAGCCGTCTTGACCGTCTTTAGCTAGTTTCATTGTGCATCCTTTTCTGTGTCGTTAAGTGATTCGATATAGTCCTCTAATCTGTCAGCCATGGTAACTTCCCTGTTGAAGAAGTCTTGGAAGAGGCACTCATGGCGCAGGCCTTCAATGACTACCCGCTTGCGGACACCTTCAAAGCCGGTGTGCTCAAGGAACTTACAGAACTGCCACAGAATTGTTTCCCATGTCTGATCATCAGCGAACTCATGGAAGGACTCTATCGTTGTTTTTGATGGGAAGGGACTGTTGCCCTCATCTTCAAAGTCACCACCTTCATAGATAAATCGAAAACTACTCATTGCTGGCTCTCCTTAATAGTTCAAAAAAGTAAACACAATCTACCACAACCAAGGGCTTATCTCTGTTTTGCTTGACAACGACAACTGGCTCGTATCCTCCTGCATTTGCTTTTGCTTGTTCATAGAATCCGTAAACAGAGATACTTGCTCTGGACTTGCATTCCAGACTAATTGGCAACTGCCGTCTGGCTGCTGGACTGAGTAGCAGATCCTCCCCCGTTGCGCCCATACTAACTGAACGGACATCATCTTGCTCTAGATTGAACTTTGCTAGGATTAGGTCCCTTACGGCTTGTTGCAGGACTCGCCCTTTTGCTTTCGCTGATGATGGCTTCAAAGCTGATTTCCTTTCTGTTTTTAATCCAAGCCTTTGGTATGTGCATCCGGGCATTACTGCTTTCCATGCTGACTGTGCAGGCGATACAGATGGCTTCTTCTGTTTCACCAACAAGCCAACCGATGCTTTTACACGCATGGATTTCTGGTTTGACATTCTCTTGCCATTCGACATCAGCTACGGCATCCACCCACTCGATATAAATTATCGGGGCTTTCTCCAAAGTTGATTTGGCTTTCTTCGTATCCATAGTAACTGCGCCTGTTCGCATAAGTATTCCTCATTGTTGTCATAAGCCTTCAATACTGCCTCATAGAGTTGGTCTTCAGTCTTACAGCCCTTTAGTATCTTCTCAGCCTTCTTAGGGCCTATTCCATGCAATCCTGGTATATTGTCAACACGGTCCCCAGTGAGGACTTGTGTGTAGAAATTATACAGGGTGTCGTCTTCATCCACCCAAAACTTCTCATTCTTACGCATATTGTAATGCCAGCCACGAATCATGTTCAGATCCTTGTCTGTCGTGCAAATGATATAGTCTTCAGGTTCCATAGAATAGGCAGCAATACCAAGGGCATCGTCTGCTTCCTGATACTGCTCCACAGAAAACCCCCAAGCCGAAGTCAGATAATCCCTAAGCAGGTTTAAATGCTTTGGCTTGTCCTGTGTCCTAGTTCCCTTGTAGGGCTTAGTCTTTGCAATACTGATACGGAAGTTCTCATAGCCGGTAAGAAAGCCTTCGGCATCAGAACAGTCAGCGTGTATAAAGACTAAGTCTTCCAAGTACTCTGAGCACTTTGATAAGGCGGTCTTTTCATCGTAGTCCTCACAGCCAGCAGCTACTGTGTAGGCTACGATGTCACCGTCTACCAAAGCAATCATTACAGGGCTTCTTCCGTTACTGGGGCGTCTTCGGCATCATAGGCGACCAGGTTATCAATGGTCATCTTGATTAACGAAGCAGACAGGCCTTTCTTGTTCTTGAAAGCCCACTCGTAGGTGCCAACAACAGCAGTGCCTGTAGAGCCGTTACCGA